CCGGTATATCGTCACACAAGCTCGTTGTAGGTCGGCTCCGGCACCGGCACCGGCACGCTCACGAAAAAGCTCACCGCGCCAAAATAGTACGGCCATGTATCATCCATCTGTAGGGCATCCTCAATGTTCTTTTCATGCCCTAGCAGCACGGTAAACGCGCCGCCAAAATGCGGTTTCTGGCAAAGCCACTGCTCGATTGTCTCCAAAATGTTCTGCACATCCCGGAACCCCTCGCGCTTTTTTCCCTCGTCATAGCTGCATACTGTCAGTGTCACGCTTACCGCCTTCGGGCTGTTCATGTCGTATATCTTGCCGCCCTCGATCAGCACCACAATGTAGGGGCTTGCCGCCGCGTCCGTGTCGGCATCGCTGTCAATGCCTGTGTCCAGCGGCAGTGTCTGCTTAAAGATATTCAGCTCCTTCAAGCCTTCCTGCCCGTTGAACACCCTGCCCGCAAACAGCTCCTTCAGCGCCTCGCAAAGTGCGTCCTGCATCATAGCGGTGGTATATCCTGCGATCTTATCCTTCTGCACCGTTCATCACCCCTTTGCTGCCTTTGCAATCACCTTTGCGATCTGCTTCTCCAATCGTGCGTTCAGTGTGTTTTCGGCGTATACATGCACGTCCTCTTTTTCCCACACAGTATGGTGCTGTGCTGTGCCGGACGGGGAGCCGTAAGTCCTCGTTTTCTCCACAATGCCGCTTGCGCTGCGCCAGCGCGGTGCGCCGCTCTTGGTCGTCGTCTCGCTGCTGGCCGCGCCAATATGGCGCTGGATCATGCCGACGTGCTGGTG